TTTAAGGGAACTGCAGAACAAGACCTAGATAAAATTATACATTATTGTGAACTTGAAAAATTAAAATTAAAAGACGATGTTAAGAAAAGTAAGAAAAATAATAGTTAAAATTAGAATGCTTTATGCTGATATTAGAGGTCACCATGGTAAAAAATGGAATTATGAACCAGGAGATTGGTATATGGGAAGACATTTAAAACGAAAGAGGAAAAAATAATGGCTGTGCCTCAAGAAGTAAATACTCGTTTTTTTAATAGAATGAAAAACCAAGGTTTGCAATTTAAAAATGTAGTAGATATTGGATGTTATATGGGAGCCTGGACAACAAGAGTTAAGGAAGTTTACCCAGATGCAAACTATTATTTAATAGATGCTAATGATAAATTTAAAGAAGAATTAGAAAAATTAGGTACATTTCATTGTGAGATAATTTCAGAAAAAGGTGGGGAAAGAAGTTTTCATTATTCAAAACAAGAAAACGATTCAACAGGATCTTCATTATACGAGGAATCCTCTAACGTTCCTTTTGAGACTTTGGTTAAAAATACTAAAAGATTGTCGGAAGTATTACCTAAAGATATTGATATGGATTTTATAAAAATGGATGTGCAAGGAGCAGAGCTAGAGATTATTGAAGGATCTTTAGATGTATTTATGAGAACTAAATTTGTGCAATTAGAATGTCCAGTTCATCCTAATAACAAAGGTGCTCCTTTATTTGAACATTATATTAACTACATGGCTAATTGTAATTTTAAGGTATTTGATATAAATACTATTTTTTATAATGGAAAATTAATGGCAGTAGATTTTATTTTTGTTAATAAAAATTTGCCTAAAGTAACTAATTTAGAACAAGAAGAAATAACATATAACATCTAACACAGGAAAAATAATGGCTACCGAACTTACATTTACAACGACTGACAGCGACTGGACACCGCCCACTAGCTACCCAGATTTAAGCGATCGTTCTATGATCGCAATAGATTTAGAGACTAGAGATCCTAATATTAAAAAGACAGGACCAGGATGGCCTACTAAAGATGGAGAGATTGTAGGAATAGCTGTAGCTACAGATGGATTCAAAGGATACTTTCCTATAGCTCATGAAAGAGGAGATAATTTAGATCCAGCCATGACTATGAAATGGTTTCAAAAAGTAATGTCTTCAGATGCAGATAAAATTTGTCATAATGCTTCATATGATATTGGTTGGTGTAGAGCTTCAGGAATAAAAACAAATGGAAAAATTATAGATACTATGCTTGCAGGTGCAATCATTGATGAGAATAGAAGAGGTTATTCTTTAAATGCATTGTCAGCAGAATACCTTGGTGAAATAAAATCAGAAGTTAAGTTAAGAGAAAAAGCAGAAGAGTGGGGACTAGATGCTAAGGCAGATTTATGGAAGTTACCTCCATCATTTGTTGGAGAGTATGCAGAACAAGATGCTGAACTAACTTTAAAACTTTGGAGAAAGTTTGAAACAGAGATTAGATTACAAAACTTATCTTCTATTTTTGAAATGGAAACTAAACTTCTACCTATCTTAATTGAAATGCGTGAGCATGGAATAAGAATGGATATGAATAAAGCTGAAGTAATGAAGAAAACTTTTGTTACAGAAGAGAAGAAAAAACTCCATGAAATCAAGGGTTTAACAGGAATTGATGTAGAATTATGGGCAGCAACATCTGTGGCTAAAGCCTTTGATGCAATGAAGGTCCCTTATGATAGAACAGAGAAAACTAAAGCACCAAGCTTTACTACTAACTGGTTACATAACTGTACTCACCCGTTAGCAAAGTTAGTTAGAGAAGCAAGAGAGATGAATAAGTTTCATTCAACTTTTATAGATTCTATTTTTAAATTTGAACACAAAGGAAGGATCCATGCAGAAATCAATCAACTCAGATCAGATAATGGTGGTACTGTTACTGGTAGGCTTAGTATGTCTAACCCTAATCTTCAACAGGTACCTGCAAGAAACAAAGAGTTTGGAAAACAAATTAGATCGTTATTCTTACCAGACGAAGACAAGCAGTGGGGATCTTTTGATTACTCACAACAGGAACCAAGATTAGTAGTTCACTATGCATCCAGTGTAGATTCTGGATTTGAAGGAAGCTATGAACTAATTAAAGCTTATCAAGACGAAGATGCAGACTTCCATCAAGTAGTAGCAGACATGGCAGAGATACCCAGAAGTCAGGCTAAAACAATTAACCTTGGATTGTTCTATGGTATGGGTGCAGCGAAACTATCTCGTGAACTTGGAATTGATACCGAGAGCGCTAAACAATTGTTAAAAGAATATAATGCGAAAGTACCTTTTGTAAAACAATTAGCAAACAAATGTATGTCCGTTGCAGATAAAAAAGGATGTGTAGTAACTATAAGAGGTAGACATTGTAGATTTAATATGTGGGAACCTAAAGCTTGGGGTGTCTTCCAGGCAATGACAGAGCAGGAAGCTTTTTCTAAATACGAAATGCATCAATTAAAACGTGCAGGAACGTATAAGGCTTTAAATAAACTGATTCAAGGTAGTGCAGCAGATCAAACTAAACAAGCAATCATTGAATGCTATGAAAACGGCCACCGGCCACTGCTACAAATACATGATGAATTATGTTTTAATATAGGTGGAGATAAAGATATTGAAACTATTAAAAATAAAATGGAACATTGTTTAGATGATGTGCCAATGAAAGTTCCTTCTAAAGTAGATATAGCATTGGGGGACAACTGGGGAGAGGCAACGTAATGGCAGAAAAACCAATAGATCCAAACGATCCTACATTAATGGTAGGTCAATGCCCTCATTGTAAAGCTGATACTGTTTTTAGAAAAACAAGAGACAAGAATATTTATACATGCAGAGTGTGTTACAAAACCGCAAAACAATTTAAGAATGGTAAGATACATTGGTTTAAAGTCTCAGAGACTCACCCTTATATCGACTATGTTTAACCAGCGAATAAATGTACTTCGTGATCTTTAGGATTTGAAGTAGCAGCTTGCATATCTCTAGCAATTAATTCTTTAACGATTGTTTTAATTTCTTGAGATGTTTCTTGCATAGCATTAGTTACTTTACCTTCTTCTAAATAAGATTGGTTCCAAGAAGATTCTAAACTAATTTTTTTAGCTAGTAGTACTTGTGATGATTCCATCATTGTTTAACTCCTCATAAGTTATTAAACACAATTTTGGTTGAGTTAAATTTTCTGATTCTATTTTAACTTTACCTGTGTTTAATTCATTTATGAAATTAGGTATCACTTGCTCTTCAGTCTCACAACTGACTTGATGATCTATATAAGCACCACAATGACGAGCTTGGACACGATATAATTTCATAAGATAATAATAGCTCTTTTTTGTTGATAAATCAAGTATTTACGTTAGGGTTGACTTCCAGACACTTTAAGTATCCTTGTGTAATTGTCAATCCTTTTTTTGTATATATTTCACGTAGAACTTGACCCTTTTTTTTGACTGCAATTAAACAGTTTTCTTCACCTTTGTAGTAAATAAAAGGTTGTTCTAAGATATTAAAACATTGCTCAAATCTATCCTCTATTTTAGGATCAATAAAACACATCATTCCAAATATAATAAAAGTTTTTATCATTAAGACTTGACCTTATATTAAATATCTCTTATATACAAGAGATACGCAACCATAACATAGGAGGACAATGTTAAAAAGTAAAAGTTTATGTTTCAAAAGCTTTATAGATAAAATAGATGATGTACTTTCAAAAGTACATTCCAAAACAATTGGTGGTGAGCCCTTACAATACAATGATGATGAATGGATTAATGCTAGAGATAGATTAATGAAAATGAAAGTAGGAGGTCATAACATGGCAACCTATCCTATTAATTTTCAAATGGCAGATCACTTAATTTTATCTGAAGTTGGATCAAGAGATAAAGCAGAGAAAATTCATTTAGATGAGTACTTTGCAAAAATGAAAGGAACTAACTAATGACAGGTGTATATTTGGGTTTAATTTTAATTTTTATTTTAGCTTTCCCTAAATTTGTATTAGGATCAATTATAACTTTAATTGCATTTATGTTTGGGGCATCGTTCTAATGCATCCTAAAAAATTAGATAAAGAGTGGCGTAAACTTCAATCAGATTGGCAGAATTCTTTAAGAAAATTTTTTAAAAAATCTGATAAATTAAATGAAGAGTATGGCGGGACCATGCCAGGCTTAACAGAAACTATGTTATTTGGCTTGATGTGGTTTGTCGTTAAACAAAAATTAAAAACATATTCTGCTAATTCTACTGAAGGTGAAATGAACATAGACATAGAATTTACAAGATCTATGTTTAAAAAAGTATTGAATGAAGAGTATCCGGATACTTTGTTTGAAGATCATGATGGAGAACTTGTTGAATCAATAAAAGATAAAAAAATAACAATAAACTAGGAGAAACAAATGGATATAAATAAATGGAAAAGTGTTGCAGTTAAAAAAGAAACTCACACAATGCTAACAGCCCTCTGCACTATGAAAGAAAGAAACCCAGCAAGGATGATTTCTAAATTAGTAAATGACTACGTAGAGTTTCAAGCAAAGAAAGCTAAGAAACCTATTGAGAAGTTTAAACAGGAACTGTTAAGCAAAAATGGTAATAAATAAAATAAATAAACTTAAACTGTTTCAAGCGATTAATCTCATAAAGGCTAATCAACCTGGTATTTATTTTTTATTTGATAAGTATAAAAACTTAATCTACATCGGTGAAAGTAAATTTCCAATGTCTAGAGTACTCGATCATTATTCTAGAGCTTACGAAAATAGTAAAACTGCTAAAGGCATTGGTCCAGTGTTTGATTATTTTAGAATTATAAATTGTAAATCTAATGATTCAAGAATAAGACAACATTATGAGAAACGTTGGATTCGTAAATTTAAGTCCCCTTTAAATTATAATACAAAATGTGAAACCTATGATTTAAGTTGGAAGGAGATAAAAGGATTCATTTTAATATTTGATAACTTTTTTAAAAAAACTAGAAGTTGGTACAAATATATAAATGATGATGTCATGAGTAAAAGAACTACGCATAAACAAAAAAGATCAATTTACAGAAAAGAATATTATATAAAAACAGGAAAATAATATGATGGATAAAGAACGATTAGAGGGGTTACTAAATAACTCTCACAAGTGTTACGGCACAGAAAATTTAATTCTAGATTCAAAACTTGTTAAAGAGTTGAATGGAATTATTAAAAAATTAAACGATGAAGTAGATGTATTGGTTGCAAAAGTTGATGCGTTAACTAAACAAAAAGAATACTTACAAAGTAAGTTACGTGAAAAAGAAATAAATAAAGTTAGCAACACAACTGATGGAAGGGAAATGATTTAATGGATGATGAAAATAAAAAATATATAACGTGTTCAGGGTGTAAAGGAAATCACTATCAAGACTTATTTGGAGAAACTGTACTTTGTATGAGATGTAAAGGTAAAGATAAGTTTGAGGAAAGTGAAGATGAGCAGAGCTAAAGACATGAGAGGTCAGCTAGATGAGGCTTTAGAGATCCTGGCGGTTAAATTAGACCTACAAGAATATACAAAAGTAACTAGTATTATGACGATGATGTTTGTTGGCCACACCTTTGAGATGTCTGATGATGGCTTTGAACTTATTAATTTAATCACTAAAACCCGTAAAAACATTAAAAAACAAGTTGTTAAAAAAATTATTAAAAAGGGTAGACAAGGTAACGTATTTAAGTTACATATTAAATAACCAAAGACTTTTGTCCTTTCTTGTCTTTGGCTTTTGTTAAGTACATCAGCGGTGGTGTTCCTCCATACTTCGTTGTTTTCATGCGACACCACCGTTGACTTTATTCCATAATACAACTAATTGTTGACATAAGTATTATATGAATATAGAGCTACATGAATCTAACCAACAAAGTCTTAAAATTATTAGGAATGAAATTAGCTGCAGATATGCTTGAAGAACCTGTTCCGCAGGAACAGAAGTTATTTAGGGCTATCCTAACTTTGGCCCTAGAAGACGTTTTAAGCAACTCTCAGGGGCGTCACGAGTCTGTTGTGAAGGCAGAGGCCCATGATTGGTTTGTGAACGATTCTGAGGACTATAAGAACGTTTGCTATATGGCAGGACTTGATTCAGATTGGGTAAGAGAGCGATATGTTAAAGCATTAGAAAACAGGCAGGTGAAGTTTACCATGAAGCAACATTTGCAGGTGAAGTATACTAGGCTATATGAAGATTTGAGAGCAGCAAAAGACACCGGCCACCGGAAACTCATTCAAAAAGAAATAGACAAATTAAGAAAGAAAATATTTAAACTGTAGTTTAGAATTATTCTAAGTTATCCTGCGACCAAAGTGTACAATCGTCAGGTTTTGTGACATTCTCTGACAAACTGTGACGAGCTCGTCACAAAAAAAGTCAATAAAACCAACAAAAACGTTTGTGTAAGTTCTATATAAGATTATTTTACCTTTTTTATTTTTTATTTACGCTCAAAATGTGTGACAAGCGTGACAAGAGTGTCAAAATAGACTATTATCATTGGTATACAACACTAATACTCTGTCACAAACACCTTAATTCTGTGACAAGACTGTGACAAGCGTGACAAGGAGTATCTTGTGGAAGGAATACCTTTTTGGATTTTAAAAAAAGAAAAGTGCTATAAATATCTTAGTAGGGACTTACAACTTGTATGATTTGAGGATATATTATTGATATGCCTAAGAAATCTAACCAACTGAAGACAGTTCACGAGCTAACTCCTAAACAAAGAAAGTTTGTGGATATACGTGTAGCCAATTGGGGAACAATGAAAAAATCAGCTGCCGCAAAAGAAGCGGGCTATTCCTCTAATACTAGAAATGGATTATCTGAAGTGGCATCAAAATTAACTAGCGCAAGTCATAGT